AGATCTGGAAAAAAACAAATGAAAAGGAGAAAACATCATGGAAGAACAGAAAGTCATGGAAGAGGGATTCGAGCGGTATCTGGTCGTATCCATCAGGAGCGGCGCGATGATCGTCAACGCGTCCAGCTATCTGGACGTGCTGGCCGAACTGAAGGAGAGCGGGATTGACGAGGAGGACGTGATTGTCATCGTCAAGATCGACCTCGTGGAAACGGAAGAGGAAGAGGAGGAAGAAGCATGAACAAAGAATTCTGGAAGGCGGCGGGGATCCGCGCGCTTCGAACCTTCTGCCAGACGGCGGTGGCCACCATCGGCACGACCGCGGCGATGCAGGACGTGAACTGGGTCATGGTCGGGAGCGCGTCGCTGCTGGCAGGGATCCTGTCCATCCTGACGAGTATCGCGACGGGACTGCCGGAGGCGGGGCCGGAAGAGAAGCCGGAAGAGAAGACAGAGAAACACTGAGAGACAGACGGGGGCCCGGGAAACCGGGCTCCCGTACAGGAAAGCGAGGACGGCATGGCGGGAAACTTTCTGGACATCGACATCAGCTTCCCGTCCTTCACGGGCGAGGAGGACGAGAAGGAGCTGGTCACGGGGATGCTGAACTATCTGCGGCAGCTGGTGGATCAGCTGCGCTACACCCTGAACAACCTGGACAAGACGAACTTTAACAAGAAGGCGCTGGACGAGATCTCGACAGGGAGCGCAGGCAGCATCGCCGAGCAGGTACAGACCCTGGCCAGCCAGCTCAACCAGACCAACGGCAATGTCGCCGCGATTGCCAGACGCCTGAACATCGACGAGGGAGACCTCACGAAGCTGAAGGGAGCGGTGCAGATCGACCCCGATACCGGGGACATCACCATCGGGGACGGCACGGTGCAGGTGGATCTGAGCGGCGGCACGGTGAACATCAACGGCGAGGAGACGGATATCGCCAGCATCCTGCAGGAGCTGTCTGAGCACAATGACAGCATCGACGCGCTGGCGGGCGCGGTGCAGGTGGACGAGAACACCGGAGACATCACCATCGGCGACACCGGCATCCAGGTGGACATCAACGGCGACGTGTACATCAACGGCACGCCGCAGTAAGAGGTGAGAACATGATCGAGCAACCACAATACTCCGACGGGATCCGGCAGGCGAAGCAGACACGGTTTCAAGGCCTGAACCACAACGAGGGCGCGGGAGACGGAGAGCTGTTCCGGATGAAGAACCTCTGCAGCGACTGGTTCCCGCTGCTGGCGACCAGACCGAAGCGGAGGCTGTACAAAACCCTGGAGAAGCCGAACGGGCTGTACGCCTGGGAGAAGCTGTGCTGGGCGGACGGGACGTCGTTTTACTACAACGGCGTGAAGAAGGGCGACGTGGCGGACAGCCGGAAGAACTTCGCAGCCATCAACGGCTACATCATCATCGCGCCGGATATGAAATACTACAACATCTACGACGACAGCTTCGGGAGCCTGGAGGTAAGCACGACACAGGACGTGACCTTCAAGGACGGGACCCTGTACGGGGAAGCGGCCACACGCAACACGATCCAGGCGGCGGGAGTGAACTGGGCGGACTGGTTCCGGCCGGGGGACGCCATCAGCATCACGGGCTCGACGAACAACAACCTGAGCGCCATCATCCGGGAGATCGACGGGGAGGAGATGCGCTTTTACGAGTACAGCTTTACAAACGGCAGCGACACGGGCGTCAGCATCACGCGGGAGGTGCCGACGCTGAAGTTCGTGATCGAAAACGAGAACCGGCTGTGGGGCTGCAACGACACGACCATCTTTGTCAGCAAGCTCGGGGACCCCTTCAACTTCAACGTCTTCGACGGCCTCGACACGGACAGCTATGCAGCCGACACGGGAAGCGCGGGGAACTTCACGGGGGCCATCAGCTTCATGGGCTATCCGACCTTCTTCAAGGAGCGGAAGATCTACAAGGTGTACGGCAGCGTGCCGTCGAACTTTGAGGTGCTGGGAAGCTCCACACTGGGCCTCGCCGAGGGGAGCGGCGGAAGCCTCGCGATTGCAGGAGAGCGGCTGCTGTACCTCAACCGCAACGGCATGTGCATGTTCACGGGCGGCATCCCGACACCGGTGAGCAGGGCCTTCGGCAGGGAGCGATACAAGAACGCGGTGGCCGGGAGCGACGGACTGAAGTACTGGGTGAGCATGCAGGATATGAGCCTGAAGTGGCACCTGTTCTGCTACGACAGCCAGCGCGGCCAGTGGCACGAGGAGGACGAAACGGAGCTCGTGGGCACGGCCTATTCCGACGGAAACCTGTATCTGCTTTCCGCCGACGGGAAGATGTGGATCACGGGGAACATCCAGGATCCGCCGGAGAGCGAGGAGGAAGAAGACTTCGAGTGGGAGGCGGAGTTCACCGATTACGTGGACGACAGCCCGGACAAGAAGGATCTGAGAAAGCTGCTGATCCGCATGGACCTGGACGAGGGCGCCGAGTGCGAGGTCTGGCTGCAGCTGGACAGTGACGGAGAATGGTTCCAGCCGCAGGATGGGAAGCTGGAGGACGAGACGAAGAGAAGCTACTACCTGGCGATTATCCCCCGGCGGGCGGACCACTACCGCCTGAAGCTGAAGGGCCTGGGCGGATGCCGGGTGTACAGCATCACGAGGGAGATCAGCATCGGCAGTCCATTCAAGAGCCTGCCGGGGAGACAGTGAGGAGGATGAGATGGCATATACCTACAAAGATTTTGAGACGGCGGCGAACAACGCAGGCCTGTTGAACAGCTTCGACGCGAGTGAACTGGAATACGCGAAGAAGTACCCGGAGTACGGGCTGAGCATGGTGAACCTGAAGCGGGACCTCGGGAACGCGAAGACGCCGGAGCAGCAGCTGCTGGCGACGGAAGCCATCAACCAGCTGGGCAAGAACTACGGGAAATACGGCGTCGGCGAGGGCAGCAACCAGAGCTACGCCACGAGCTACGGCAGCAAGATCAGCGACGCCATGAACAAGGTCAGCAACTACGGACCGTACAGCTCGGCATACGGGGATCAGATTGCCGCCACGACCAAGCAGATCGGGAGCTTCGGACCTTATGACTCGGCATACAAGGATCAGATCGCCGGGCTGAACGACAAAATCAACGGCTACGGAGAATACGAGTCGGGATTTCAGACCGATATCGACAATCTGAACAACAGAATCAACAACTACGGGGAATACAGCTCGGCGTATCAGGACCAGATTGACCAGCTGGCTGCCGACGCGCTCGGCTACGGGCCGTACGAGTCGGCCTACAAGGGCGACATAGACAAGCTGGCCAGCTCCATCCAGAACTACGGTCCCTTCAGCTACAGCCGGCAGAACGACTATCAGCGGCTGATGAACGACGTGGTGAACCGGAAAGCGTTCACCTATGACCCGGAGAAGGACGAGCTCTTCGGGAGCTACCGGAAAGCCTACCTGCGGGAGGGAGACCGGGCAATGGCGAATGCCCTGGCACAGGCGGCAGCGGCCAGCGGCGGCCGGGTATCGAGCTATGCCCAGCAGGCGGCGCAGCAGGCAGCCAACTACTTCATGGGCCAGCTGGCGGATGTGATCCCGGCGCTGAGGAACCAGCGGTACGGAGAGTACACGAACGACTACAACATGCTGCTGCAGGGTCTGGGGGCGCTAAACACGGACAGAAGCAGCGAGTACCAGCAGTACCAGGGCAGGCTGAACCAGATGCAGCAGAACCTGAAGAACCTGCAGGATCTGGAACAGGCGGCCTACGGGCAGTATCTGGACCAGTACGGGATGACGCGGCAGAAGCTGCAGGACGTACTGGGACTGGACGAGACGGCCTACGGGCGCTGGGGCGACGAGTACGAGCGGCTGCGGGAGAACCTGTCGGACAAGCTCGCCCAGGACGCAACACAGTACGGCAGGTGGATGGACCAGTACGGCATGCTGAATCAGGAACTTCAGAGCCTGATCGCCCAGGACGCAGCGGACTACGGGAAATACCAGGACGACTACAGCCGGCTGAACAACTATCTGGCGCAGCTGCAGAACCTGGACCAGACGGACTACAGCCGGTGGTCGGACGACTACGCGAGGCTGCAGCAGAACCTGAAGAACCTGCAGGCGCAGGACGAGAGCGACTACGCGCGGTACCTGAACCTCATCAACTCCAGCTACCAGAAGGAGCGGGACGCCGTGGCAGACGCGCAGCAGGAGCTGCAGAACGCGCTGACCATCTACGAACTGACCGGCCAGGCAACCGGCGCGCTGAAGGATCTGCTGGCGGCGGCCGGCGTCGGAGGCGAAGGCGGCGGTGGCGGATCCGGCGGTGGCGGTGGCGGGTATGCATCTGCACCAAGCAGCAGCGGAGGCGGCAGTTATCCTACGCTTCAGGACTTCGCCAGTAACTATTCTCAACAGAAGGCAGCGAACTACGTGAACAGTCAAAAGTCCACGCCAACGGCAGGAGAAGTGTGGTACGGTGAGATTCTTCCTTCACTCAGTCAGCCGGCCGTAGACGCGATAAGCAGTGCGGCACCGACCGCCAGCGCCATGCCGACAATCGGGCGCAACACCGGCACCAGCGTCAGCAAAAGCGGCGGTAGCAGCAGCGGCGGAGGCGGAGGCGGAGGCAGCTCAAAGCCTACTTTCTCACACTCGAAGAAAGGGTAAGGGGAAACCATCATGGCATCATTTTTCAATAAAATACCAAGTGCAGTCACGGGGAGCCAGAACAAGGGCTCCCCTTCCG